CCACAAGTAGAGAATATTTTCAATCTACCTGTCTTCATTCGTTGTAATAGATCCAGGATTCCTGGTTCTACAAAATTGTTTCTCTTACCATCAGCACCAATAGGATTATAGAACGTTTCTACTTGTGCATTCACACCAGCCTCTCTATAGTATTCTGCTACAGTCTTACCAGAGCCTCTCTCGACGTTGTCTGCATCATGAGGAAGGATAACAGGTATCCAAGATCCTCTAGAGTTAATAGCCATAGCATGCATCGCTGGAATAGAGTCTGTCTGGTAATAGCAGTCGTATATATACATAGTATCTGAAGCTGCGTCATACGCAGTCCACACAGCTGCTGTAGGATGTGTAATCCCGATATCTAACCCACATACTGTTCTCCAGTGATCTGGAATATCTATTGGGTCCATTATAATTTCTCTTTCATCTATGTCGTAGATAAGTCCTTCCCCCATTACTGGTATACCACGAGAACGCATGTCATGTTGCCATTTAGGGATTGAAGCTAATAGCTCCCTCATAGTCTCCTCATCCAAATGAGGAGCATCATCCCATGTTGCATTCTGGAAATACATATATCCTGAAGTGTCTTTCATAAAGGCATCTACAAGCTCTGTTAAGCCATTCTCTGGCGTTGCTGTGATAGTTACTAGTCCTTTGGTAGTAGATGTACGTGTAACACATTGTGCGTAGATCTCCATACTTCTATAAGGGTCTTCCTCATCAAGCCAGATGTAATCTACAGTTGCACCCATTAATACGTGCTCACCCTGTTGTGTTGAACGGAATTCTAAGGTGGACCAGCCATCTTCTACTCCATTCTCATCAAAATGTTTTATCTTACAGTTTAAGATTCTGTGACCATCTTTTTCTAAATTTTTAAAGTCTACACAATCCCTAGGTATGGCACCTGTTCCTATTGCTGCAACATCTTTTCCCATAGATGTACCAAATAGCTCTTTCTGTAAAACTTTACGAGTAGAGTCTCCAGTAATACCTACTGCCCAACATAGGATTGGGTATTGGAATCTATGTCCATCGTACCATTCAGGGTATTTCCCTGTGAGATGCATAGCAATCTCCATAGATTCAGAATAACTCTTTCCAACTCGGTTAGCAGCACATAAGAATCGTCTTTGATGTGTTTTAGAAGCATTATAAAAGCTTTCTTGGAATGGGTATGGGTAAAAATCTTCAAGTTTATTATACTTGAGATATCGCTCCTTTTGCTCTAAAAGCATAAGAAGTTCCCTCTTCTCCTCAGGTCCCATACTACTTATATCCATAAGCACCTCTGTTGTTTATCTATATCGTGAAGTCATTCCACCCATCATTTTAAGCCTATCTGGTGATAGAGCACCTTGAAGTTCTTTTCGTCTACGCTCTTTACGCTCTTCTTCTTGTACAGCAGCTCTTGCATCTAATTGTTCCATTGGGCTTGTACCCATCCCTAAGACACCTTTATTAGCTAATACGTTATCTAGCTCAGCGGTGTGTGCTGCTTGAGTATTTTGTAATTGTGCAGAACGTTGCTCATCTGTCATAGCAGCATATCTTTTCTCTCTAGCTAAACGCTCTTTTTCTTCCCTTGCAGCAAGAGCCTCTGGAGTATTTGCTGCTGCATATTCCTGAGCATCTTCAACACCCCCAAGAGTACTCTTCATACCAGCTTTAGCAGCTAATCGACTCTTACTTGCAGCTTCCTGCATCATTTGTCTTGCTTTAGACATTTTAGTCCCCTTATATAGGTTTACCCCCAATAAAGGAGGTTAATATGGCATAGGTATGACGAATCGAACGCCAGTTGGTGGGTTTGGAAGCCACTGCTCTACCACTGAACTATACCTACTTAATTTGGAACGGGTACTCGAATTCGAATCGAGAACTGCTGGGTGGAAACCAGATATGTTACCGTTGACACTACACCCGCTAAATGTGGCAGACCATGCACGAATCGAACGTGCAACCTACGGCTTAGAAGGCCGTTGCTCTATCCGATTGAGCTAATGATCCTTTATTCTATCTCATAACCATAGAAAAAGCTCTTACAGCATTATACATAGCTGTCGCTTTCCAGCTGGACACTCCAGCTCTCTTTAGAAGCTCTTTAAACTTCCTATCAGCACTTTTACGGTCGTACCCCTTAATACACAAATAATCATGTACTAAAGAGGCCTCTATAAATCTAGGGGAAAACGGATGACCTATGAATATCCATAAAAACCTTGGAATAGATGCACCATCAAATTTAAACCCCTTAGGTATCTTGATTATAGACTCATCCATAATAAAGTCAAATGTCTCTGTTGTTACGAAGGCATTGTTGGACCCTTTTACAGGGGATATAGATATCATAAGATCTCCTTTAATAAAAACCCTCCCGAAGGAGGGCTGATCAACGACACAGGTGATCAAAACTGGTTGCAGATATGAGTAATGCTCTCATCTATCGTGGGTTATGAAAGAAAACTTTGATAGTCTTCGAGAACCCTTTGTCTAGTATTTACAGAAATTATATCCTCTATTTTAGTAAAGCAAACAGCCGTTCCAACAGCCTCTACTTCAATGTAGGCAAAAACATCATCTTCATAATTGTACAAGAAGAACCAGTCGCAAAGACCTATATAAGACCTTTTTTCAGATCGCTTATGACCCACTTTCTTATGAGTCTCAGCAACATATTGATGCTTTCTTTTTCTCATAGATTTACATTGAACTCTTATGAGTTTCCCTTCAATATCTACTATAAAGTCATAGGGAGCATTATCTCCTATAGGTTGACTTACAGTTAAACCTCTTTTTGCACATTCAAATACAAACCTAGATTCTATGATTTGCCCAAATTGTTTTGTATTCATTATATCTCCTTAAAAAACAGAGCGTCTCACGACGAGTCTTAAAAGTTGATTTGGAGGCAGACCCAGGTAACGCACTCTGGCATACTCAGGTTATGAGCCTGTGTTGGGCACTTGCCCGTCTGCATTAAATTATGAGCCCTCGTCGGTCACTTGACCATCTGCTTTTAAACTCTCTTCGAACTTGTTGGAACGATAGGAGGCTGTAGCACAACTGATGTTAGTTTTAAACATATCCATACCAGCAGCATCACTAGTGACAGAGTACGCTTTGTTTGCAGAAATTCCAAATTTGGAACCTTCCTCCACTGCGTCAATCCCTGCACCAATGAAATTCACATCCCATCCCATAGCTTCTCTTTCTTTAATCATAGCTTTAATAGCTGTCTGATTAAACTCTTTAGACATATTCTCATGTCCATCTGTCTGAATTAATAGGATAGTGTCTCTTGTGGGATACTTAGCACCCATAATAAGCTTACCAATGCTATCGTATAAGGCTGTCATACCTCTAGGACGAACATCGCTTACAGTTAGCTCTTTAACCTTATCTAACGCTACTCGGTCATAAATAACCTCATATTTATCGTCAAAAGCAGCTAGAGTGACTTTAACAACGTCATCTACGCCTAATTCTCTTTGTTCTCCAATAAATGCATTAAATGCCCCTACAGCTTCCTCTATAATGTTGTACATAGAGCCTGAACGGTCAATTAGTGCTAAAATTTCTATTTTGTTTTTACTCATAATTTGAATGATTCCTGTGTGTCGTTAATGTGGCAGGGATATCAGGGTATGATCCTGAAATGACGGATTCAAAGTCCGTAGTGTTACCAATTACACCATATCCCGATTGTTGGGGTGGCTGATGAGACTTGCACTCATAATCGCCTCATTCACAGTGAGGAGCTTTACTAAATTAAGCTACAGCCAACATTGCGGGCTCTTCCTCAGCCCATCTAGCGATATCTGCATAGACTATTCTCGTGTGTCCAGGGTTCTTGTACTTATTAGCCATAGCTAATATTCTAGGTACAACGTAGAACTTGAATTTGTGAGAGTCTTTACATGATTTCTCTATTTCCTTATAATTCTTTCCTAACATGAAGGCAACAGCTAACTGTGTAGCCCTAGCTTCATTTCTTACATCCCATATTCTATGGTCTCTCAAGACATCTCTACGATAGCCTTGAAACTTCTTCTCTTCTACTCTAATAATCTTAGCTTCTTCAGCTAAGGCCTTTACTTTGATTGTCAACTTAGCTAAGTTTAATTCATTAAGCATAATGTACTCCTATTCAATTTTAATTAGTTATTTTTGTTATTATTAGTAAAATTGTCAAGGTGGATTGAAGATCTATAACATAGAGTGGTTTCCTTATAATTGATAGCCCTGGAGGGTAACGATCCCTCTTAAGTCAGTGTTAGAAGCTGCGGCATTACCTTTATGCTACAGGGCTAGAATTGGTGCCCAAAGTAGGAATCAAACCCACGACCTTCCCCTTACAAGGGGGCTGCTCTATCTGCTGAGCTATTTAGGCTAATTGGTTTAGGTCGCCACTACACGTTACCCGAAACCGCACCATGTGTATCCATGATACGAAAAGTGGTGGACCCGTGGGAGCTATATACCCACTCAGAGTCGGATCTTACTCCGCTCGCTCCTAATACAACGCTATGTATAGATCCATTGATTGGTCTCCGAGGTAAGATTTGAACTTACGACCCCACCGTCCCAAACGGTGTGCTCTTCCAGGCTGAGCTACTCGGGGGTAATTGGTGGAGCTATAGAGAATCGAACTCTATTCTAAATGGTGCAAGCATTCATCTGCACCCATGACTAGCCCCTGATTGGTGGATAATGACGGAGTCGAACCGCGTGCCTAGGAGGAAAGGGTTTACAGCCCTCCGTAGCACCACTGCTACCTTATGACATCATCCTGAATTGGTCTGTGTGGACAGGATTTGCACCTACGACCTCCCCTACATTAATTTGGTGGGGTGCTCTAACTTCTGAGCTACACACAGAAAATAATGGGACCTAACTTCAGGGCATCTCGGTCGCATGACATATTGCATACTAGTGCTCACGTGAAGAAAGGTAAGTTGTATCCCATATATTTAAATTGGTCTCCGCAGGTTGGATTTTAACCACCGTCCTCCCCTATATCATTGGCAGGGGCGCTCTAACAGACTGAGCTACACAGAGTAAATTAGGTTTCCAGATCCCTTAAAACTGGAGTCACATTCTTTGGCATAGGCCTAGAGGTAGTTTTATAAGGTAAATGCTCTCACTACCAACCTGAAGGTTTTTACGTTTTAACGTTAGGGGACAAATCCCAACGACAAAGGGCAACGACTCCCAATGTAGGTATCGATCTAGTGAGAGGACTTATTTCGTAATTTCCTCTTCTTACCTATCTATTCATAGACCAAGAATTACCCCCATACCTAAAGGCTGGGGGGAGTTTAACTTATTATTATATAGTTCTCTACTCTTTTCTTGGGATCGAATTCTTATAGTAGTCTCCGTGTACATCATTACGTTGACTAGCTTTTCTCTTTTGGAACATTAACTTATTAAGTTCTCTTTGTAGTACTTTTTGAGATTCTGTCACTATTTCTTACCTCCATATAGAACACCCTTAAGCTTCTTTTGTTTCTTTTTCTGATTCTTAACAACTTCTCTAGTATCATCTTCCTTCTCGAAAACCTTAGGAGGCGTCTTTCTAGCAATATATTTAGTCTTATTAGTAGCCATTAGTTCATTGCTCCTTTACGATAAACAGATGCACGGCCTTTCGCACCACCTTCATCCATCTCACGCTCTTTACGTTTACGCATCTGAGCCTTGGTTTCACCAGTAACGGAATCTACTTCTTTATCTTTAGCAGCTTTTGCTTTCGCTCTCTTCTTATCACGATTTTTAATACGTAATCTTTGATTAGCCCTCTTCACTGCTGGATTTATATCTTCTTTCTTAGGCATGATAGCCTCCTATTTTAGTCGAAGAGTAAAACTCCTCTATTTAAATTGATTTAATTTATAACAAGTAATAGTCATGTATTCAGATATTTCACTAATTACATTATTGATGCCCTTGTGATCACAATGTGCATCATATATCTTTTCCTTGATATAGTGGAGTAACTCATCTACAGTCTTAAAGTATTCATGCCCTTCATAAGAAGGCAGTTCACCACAACATAGGATATACTGTTCAGCTAAGGAGTCTATTTTAGGACAAAGATGACTCATCATTATCTTAAGCTCTTTATGTTCAGTACCAGAGTTAGTAGTTAATCTAAAGTATCTAAACTGAGACATAGCAGGTATAAGGCATTGTATAAGCTCTAATACAGAGTCATACGTAGGCTTACCACTTACCTTAGTTTTCTTAATCAGAGAGGATTTCTTAGGCTTCTCCTTCACCTTCGGTGTCTGTATATGCATCCTCATCCTCCCCTTTAGCCATTTCTTCAGCATTTTTAGCATCTTTAAGCTTATTAGCTCGGATCTCTTCCTCTACAGATTTCATCAATGTAGATGGTTCAGAAGATACATACTTGGGACTGTTCCCAATACTAATCATCTTTTTCATCCTCTTTATCCCCATCAGTAAGTTGTCTAATACGTTCATCTATTTCAGCTAGTGATATAGAGTCAGAATCATCAACATCCAGCTCAACTTGTTGAGTCTTAGGGAATACCAGATCAGCTAGCTTAGCAGCAGCTTTCATTCTTAAGTCAGGGTCATACTGTTCACCCTGTGCTATATCAAACATTAATTCTTCAATAGAGATACCGTCTTGATTTCGTTCTTCAAAACGTTCTAGTAATTTCATTGTTAACCTATTACGAGCACCTTTTGTTCTTCCGTGCCCCTTAGATATTTGATTCCCTTTTAAGAATAATCCTGTCTTAGGGTCTCTTTGTAAGGGTTTGTCTTTGTCTTCAGGCATTAACAGGCCCTCCTTTAATTTGTTGGTTACATTCTTATATTAGCAGAAAACACTGAAATGTGACATCTTTAATAAAAAAGATTCACTCCCCTAACTCCGTTAGGTGACACTGGTAAAAGGAAAAGATTCAGTTCACTGGGAAAAGAGAGTCACTGGTGTAAGTGCCCTATCATCTTCGATGATTGTCAGACGCTCTGTGCCCTATCATAATCACTGTAGAAAGGTGCCCTGTCATAAGGTCTCTATTACCTAATTATTCCCAGTGAATAAAGAGTTAAAAAAGACGTTTTCTATTTAAGCATCTATATAAGAGGCTAAAAACCTATAGGTATACCCTTATAAGTAACCCAGTATAAGTAGGAAATATCAATAACCTGACCTCAGGAGAGGACTTATCAATAACTGTACTCAGGTCTATTTATCAAGAATGTTGGGTAACAAAAGCCCTACAGGCCTTATATAGCAAGGGCTAGAGGAAAGGTATACCATTAGAACTTCAACTCACATTTTAGGGTATGGGGGGTATGCCCCCAGGGCGGGTGGTCGAAAGGGGGATTTCCCATATAGAACAATGCGTTGCGGTTTAGCAGAAAATCAATTCTCTCCGTCTGTGTATGCAATGCCTTTTTTGTTGGTCATCGTTAGCGCACCAATGCCGCAAGAGATCACAAGATC